ACCACCATTCGACGTGTCAGAAAGCAACTCCAAGGGACTCGGCGACAGGATCGCGCAGTTCACGAAGGCGACGGGGATAGATAAAGCCGTCAAAGCCGTGGTGAAGGATTGCGGGTGTGAAGAACGCCGCGCGAAGCTGAACGCCCTCTTCCCCGGTAGGAACGTGGAGATGTCCGAGCAGGACGTAACGGCTTACGAGGAGCTCCTGCCAGCTATTGAGCGGGGGAGATTGAACCGTCATGAGTCCCGCGATATGTACGCGATCTTCAATCGCACCTTCAACGCCAACGAAAGGCCGTGCAACTGCACCGGAAAGAATAAGAGCATGGTCGAGAAACTACAACGAGCCTATGAGTATACGTGTAAACCTTAAGACCTGGAGCGACTACCCCGACGCGGTATCGAACAACGCGAAGAAGGGCATCGAGCTAAATGAGAAGGTGGGAAATAAGTGCGCCACCCAGGTCGGCAAGGTCCGCGCCCAGCAGCTCGCCCAAGGGCAGGCTGTCAGCTTCGATACCGTCCAGCGGATGTATTCATATCTTTCCCGCGCGGAGGAGTATTACGACGAGTCAGATACGCAGGCGTGCGGAACTATTTCGTACCTTCTATGGGGAGGGCTGGCCGGGAAACGGTGGGCCGAGAAGGTGATGAGGGAGGAAGGCAAACTCTAGACACATGACAAAGCGAGAAATCCTATTCACGAAGATCCACGAGCGGGACGGGAAGCGATACAAGGCCACGACGTGGGACTGTACCCCTCCCGGCCACGAGGAGACCTATACCCTGCGCCGCACGGAGTGGGAACTACTGCCGGAGCCAGCGAATCAAATGCAGCTGTTTTGACTCATGGCAGTCTCTTCTCAGGCATCGGAGGGTTCGACCTCGCCGCTCGGTGGATGGGGTGGGAGAACGTCTTCCACGTCGAGCGCGACCCGTTCTGTAGGCAAGTCCTCGCCCATCACTTCCCCGAATCCCAATCCTTCGACGATGTCAAAGCCTTCGATGCAACTCCGTTTCGAGGACGTATACGAGTCCTTTCGGGTGGCTTCCCCTGCCAGCCCTTTTCAGCAGCAGGAAAGCGGGCCGGGACATCCGACGATAGATATCTATGGCCGGAGATGTTTAGAATCATTCGAGAAGCTCGCCCCACCTACGTCGTGGCGGAGAACGTTCGCGGCCTCATTAGTTGGAATGACGGGTTGGTTCTCGACACGGTGTGCGCTGACTTGGAAGGTGAAGGCTACGAAGTCTTCCCGGTCGTACTTCCTGCTGCAAGCGTCAACGCGCCGCACCGAAGGGACAGAATCTGGATTGTTGCTTACGCCAACGACCAGAGAGGAGCCGGTGGACTTGGACAAGTTCAAGGCACGAATGGAGAAGTACCCCAACGGCACGACCATGCCCAACCTCGCCACGCAGGTGCAACAGATGCTTCCAACGCCAAGAGCGGTGGAGTTTGTGGAGACTCCGGAGAACTTTGCCAAGCGCAACGGCGACAGGACAACCAACTCTATGCCGAATCTATCGAGCATGGCGCAGCACGTCCCGCAGATGCTACCAACGCCAATGGCGCAGGAGCACGACAAGATAACAGGCAAGAAAAATCAGGACAGTTTGACCAAACGCGCCCGCCAACAGACTGGCAAGACTTCCCAACTGTCGCCCCAATTTGTGGAAGAAATGATGGGCTTCCCCAAAGGCTGGACGGCATCACCTTTCCAAAGTGGAGACGAGAGTCAATAAAGGCTTACGGAAACGCCATCGTCCCACAGGTAGCATACCAAATATTTCAAGCTCTTGAAAGCACCAATCGACACCATTAAGGAGAACCCGCACAACCCGCGGACCATTACCGAGGACAAGTTCCGTAAGCTCGTAAAGAGCCTCAAGGAATTCCCAGAGATGTTAGAAGCGCGTCCCATCGTAGTCGACAAGGACAACATCGTCCTCGGAGGCAATATGAGACTAAAGGCAGCCCGCGAAGCTGGACTAACAGAAGTCCCGATTTACCGCTCGGAATGGAGCCACGACAAAAGCTCGGAGTTCGTCATCAAGGACAACGTAGGCTTTGGCGAGTGGGATTGGGATCTACTGGCTAACGAGTGGGATTCCTACCCCCTGGCCGAGTGGGGTTTGGATGTATGGACGCCGGAGGAAGAAGTAGACGGATTGACCGACCCCGATGAGGTGCCGGAGGTTCCTGCCGACCCCGTGACCCAGCTTGGCGACCTGTGGATTCTTGGAGAGCATCGGCTGCTGTGTGGGGACTCTACGAAAGCCGAGGACGTGGAGAGGCTAATGAACGGAGAGATAGCCACGCTACTTCATGCGGACCCACCCTACGGTATGGGCAAAGAGAAAGACGGCGTACTGAACGACAACCTTTACTCGGACAAGCTGGACAAGTTTCAAATGGATTGGTGGCGCACCTTGCGCCCGCACTTGGCAAGCAATGCCTCCGCCTATGTGTGGGGCAATGCCCCGGATCTTTGGAGGTTGTGGTATCGAGGAGGTCTTGCAGATTCGGAGCGGCTGGAACTGCGAAATGAAATTGTGTGGGACAAGAAGGCCATCCCAGGGATGAAGTCGGATCTTCTGCACCAATACCCTGAAGCCTCGGAGCGGTGCCTATACATCCAATTCGGGCAACAATTCGTGGGCAACCTGAACAGTGAAGACTTCCCGGAAGAGTGGGAGCCCCTGCGGTCATACCTGGCAAAGGAGGCAGAGGTGGCAGGCATTGACTCCAAGAGACTCAAGGAGCTTTGTGGGGTCGGTATGTTCAGCCATTGGTTTACCAAGTCGCAATTCTGCCTCATCCCGGAAAAGCACTACCTTACTCTTCAGAAGCATCACCCGCAACGGTTCCTGCGGCCCTGGTCCGAGCTGGCTAAAGAATGGAGTCAGCTCAAGAAAATTGCACGAGACAAGCACCAGGCCATGCGTAGCTACTTTAATAACGGTCACGACGTCATGAGAGACGTGTGGGAATTTGGCCGAGTAATCGGAGATGAAAGGCACAATCACGCCACGCCCAAGCCGGTGGAGATGATGGAGCGTGTGATGAAGTCAAGCAGCCAAAAAAACGACATCGTGGTGGAGCCTTTTTTGGGTAGCGGATCCACGCTCATGGGGGCAGAGGTCACTGGCCGGAAATGTTACGGTATGGAACTGGACCCCGGATACTGCGACACCATCGTCCGACGCTGGGAAGGATTCACCGGCGAGAAAGCATCTAAAGAAAATGCCTGAAAACGTTCTTTCCTTTAAGCCTTATTACGGGGGGTGTCAGGCATCCCCTCAAAAATCCTCATGAAGCACGACTACACATATCGCGCCACCTTCTACGCATACCTTGGGATGCTTGCACTCCTGCTATATTTGGCACTGTATGGCTGAGATATACCGGGCGATCTTTACGTGTGACGAACTCAACGAGAGGGAGGTGTGGTATGTATCCAGCAGGAAGGAAGCCCGCCACATGGTAGGACGGAAAGTGCAAACACAAGGAAGTACAAACATCCAAGCCCGATACAAGGACGTCAAGTACGACCTGACTATTGAACCCGTATTCGAAGGGAAGGGGGACTCGGGATATGACCCAAGAGATTGACGACAATGGACGCACAAAAAAAAGCAATGGTTCAAGCCCTGGAGAAGTCGTTGGGTATTGTCACGGCAGCGTGTAAGGTGGTAGGCATATCCCGTCAAACGCATTACAATTGGTTAGAGGATCCGGACTACAAGAAGGCAGTCAGTGAGGTGGGTGATGTGGCTCTCGATTTCGCCGAGTCGCATCTTCACAAACTCATCAAGGACGGCAACCCCGCGGCCACCATTTTCTTCTTGAAGACCAAAGGCAAGGAGAGAGGATACGTGGAGCGTCAGGAGATAGCCGTGGCAGAGAAGAAGCCGCTCTCGTGGTTTACTGGTGACAACGCCGACGTGAGTTGAGGCAGCCCGCCACGTACTACCACGTAAAGGGGTGCGGCTCCCGCAGGGCGGAACCCGTAGCGGGAAGACCTACAGTATCCTACAGACGCTTGTAGAGCTGTGCTACGAGAATGAGAACGCCGGGGCGGTCATCACCATAGCCCGGAAGACATTCCCCGCACTGAGGGCGACGGCCATGCGGGACTTCTTCTCAATCCTAGAAAAGGAAGACGCATACACCCCCGACAACCACAATAAGAGCGAAGGCACGTATAGGCTGTGGGGCAATATGGTCGAGTTCATATCGGTAGACCAACCCCAAAAGGTCAGGGGCCGCAAGCGTGACATCCTCTTCATCAACGAAGCGAACGAGCTGGCCCTTGAGGATTGGAGGCAGCTACTACTTCGGACCACGGGAAAGGCCATACTCGACTTCAACCCATCGGATGAGTACCACTGGATCTACGAGGAGGTCATCCCCCGAACCGATGCCAGCTTCTTCCGCACCACATACAAGGACAACCCCTACCTCGACAAGGCGACCATCGCAGAGATAGAACGCCTTAAGGATGCCGACCCGAACTACTGGCGCATCTACGGACTCGGAGAGCGGGGCGTCAATCAAGCCGCTGTCTTCACGTGGGAGGTCGGAGAGATATCGGGCAAGCGCATCGGGACGGGCTTAGACTTTGGATTTACCAACGACCCCACAGCCGTCATCGATGTCTACCAAGACGGACACACGCTCATCCTGCACGAGCGGTTGTATAGTACCGGACTAACGAACCCGGACATAGGAGAGGAGCTGGACAAGCTGGACGTGGAGACCATCATCGCAGACAGCGCCGAGCCGAAAAGTATCGAGGAGCTTTTCCGATTGGGTCACAATGTCAAGCCCGCACGGAAGGGACCGGATTCGATCCGTCAGGGTATCGACATTATGAGGCGGCACAAGCTGCTGGTGACGGCAGAGTCTACCCACCTACAGAAGGAACTCCGGGCGTACCGATGGGAGCAGGACAAGAACGGCAGGAACCTGAACCGACCCGTCGACAAGGACAACCACGCCATCGATGCGGTGCGGTACGTGTGTCTGAACTTGCTGACCACAAACCGCAGCGGCAAATATTTCATAGCGTGAAGAAGACCATCACAATACCCGAAGACCTGTACGACATCACCGTCGACCAGTATCTGCAAATTCAAGCCATACCCGAAGGGGACGAGCTGGAGCAGGTTGTAAGGACTATCTGTATCCTCTGCCACATGAATCGGGAGGAAGTGATGGGGATGGAACAGAAGGACATCCAACACATTGGAGGAGTCATCGGGGGTATCCTAGACAAGTACGACGAACAGTATCCCGTCGAGCGCGTCATCGAGTTAGACCAGCGGTACGGATTCCACCCAAACCTGTCACGGATTACGGTCGCTGAGTTCGCGGACATAGAGACGCTCTGTAAGGACTCACTCGACAAACACCTCCCCCAGGTTATGGGCATCCTATACCGTCCCATTGTAGAGGAGCACGGGGAGTTCTATCGGATTGCGGACTACGACGGCGAGGACCGCAGCGAATACTTCCGAGAGATGAAGATGGCCCACGCACTCGGTGCCGCCGCTTTTTTTTTGCGTACCGCGACCGTATTAGCCGACGCTTTGGACAGCTATTCCAAGGCGGTGAAGGAAGCAAGCTATCCGAGAAATACGGATGGTTCGCCACGTTCGTACATCTCGCAGGGGAGGACATTACTAAACTACCGCAGGTGGAAAGGACTCACCTCGAAACGGCGCTCGCCTGGCTCGCCTACGAACAAGACCGGGCGCTATTGGAGAAACAAAAAATGAACCTATGATGCCACCGAAGCTGAAGCAAGAGATTCTAAAAATGCCCATCGGCGCCAAGCTGCGCCTCTTGCATATCATAGAGCAGTCGGGCAAATACAACCTTCTCGTGGAAGTGTGCGCCATGCTGACGCGAACCCCGCAATCCAAAGGCGGACTATCACTACAAGAGATTGAGCAAACATTGAAACCATGAGAACAGTCAACGAAATCATCGACGGCCTTGAGACCATCAGCCTCGACCACCACTTTATCCGCTCGTTTAAACAAGGCGAGATGAGCGAGGTGGATATCCAAAAACTAGCGGGCGACAAGTACCCCATCTGCTACGCCGACATAAGTGCGGCAACCATCGACCGGGGCATTCTGACGTACTCGCTGGACGTCATCGTTATGGATATGATCCTCCCCGGACAGACGGACGCGCAGGAACAATACTCCGACACCTTGCGGACGCTAATCGATATCGTCAGCCAATACGCTCAGGTATTGAGCAGCGAGAGCGAGGTGGACCACGACCTACGTATCGAGCTTCCGGTGGACTGCGAACCGTTCACGGCAAGGTTCGACAACCTCCTCACGGGGTGGGTCGGTACCGTCCGCCTCCAGACCTCGAATACGCTCGACCTCTGCGCCGCCGCCTTCGCATGAAGGACTACATCACCGTAGACGGTAAGCGCGTCCCCATGACCAACTCTATGAAGGAGTTAGGGAAGATTGGAAAGGAGGTGCGCCGCCGCGCCCGTATCTCACTTAAGGCACGGGGCAAGGTGGTATCGGGCAACCTATACAACTCCATCCGCTACGAGCAGGGCGTATCAAAGAATGAGAAGAGCCTTAACCTGCGCTTCAGCTTCCCCGGTGCCGACTACTGGCAATACGTAGACGAAGGCGTCAAGGGTGCCATGAGCAGCGCCAAGGCTCCCCGCTCGCCTTTCCGGTTTGGATCCGGCACCGGCCCATCGGGTGGCCTCCGTCCTGCTATAGACAA